TGACATATTCTATTCTCTATTAAGCTGATTGGATTGCTACAAAAGTATTTGCATTGTCACCATCAATACTGAAATACCTTAGATAAGCTGAACTGGTTCCAGGCATATCAAATGTGGTCGAATTGGTGGTGGAATTTGTTGATGTGCATCCGTGTGTAACTGTTCTAGTTGTGCCACCTGTATTGGTTAACCAAACTTCAACTACTTTACCAGCAATATAATTTGAATGTGATATAGTTAGGTCTGCTGCTAGTGTAGCTTTAATTAATGATGTTGTTGAATAATTAATTGTAAATGCGGTTTGATTGCCAACTAAAATGGTTGGATTATAAATGAATCCTTTTTCTGGTCTTACTGTACCAGTAAAATCGACAGCATCAGCATTAAATGAGGCAATTCTTTGTATTGTGTTTGATCCTGCTGGTGTATTCCAAAACTCAATACGAGAACCTCTTGCTGTATTTGTGTAGTTTTCTGAAGCCACAAAATCAATTTTTGCTGGACTAGATGACGGAAATTCTGTACCAGTATAACCGTTACCAGCAAAACGCAACATTACATCATTGTTTTGTGTTGCAGTGGGAGTAGCAGCTGTTCCTCTTGCTTGACGGCCTTGATACAAAACATAAGAACCTGTGCCAAAAGCATCAGCAACAATTCTAGTTGAACTGTTTGCTTTACCGGTAACATGAAGCATGTAGTTGGTATTAGAAGGTGGCTGAGTAACAAAATTATCACTGGCTGTAATTTTAACAAGTGGTGTGTTGTTGGCAGCTGAAGAATTGTTTAAATTAATTGTGCCAGTAGTTAATATATTACTACTAACATTTAAATTACCTGGCACAGTCAAACTTCCGTCTGAACCAAATTCAAATTCTTGTCCTGTATTTGTGCCATCTGTGATTATTCTCACATTAGAAACGGCTGTCACTATAGCAGTGTTGTTATTAGAAATTAATGCTGAATCATCTGTTAATGAGAGATAAACAGGTTCAGAACCTTTATTGAAATATACGCCACCGTTGGTACCAATGTATATACCTCTAGCGATACCGTTAACCGAATCAAAAGATTGTAATGTGATTACGTCATCGTTGCTTCTTATAACACCTTCACCTGGTAATGTGAATGTGCCCACTTGATTAAAACTCCAGTTATATGGAATGACATCTTTGTTTGTAACAATTGAAAAATTACCAGTTGTGTTTGCAGTCATTATAGATGGACAAGCAGTTTCTTGGTAAATTCCACCAGCAGTATTGAGTGTAATAAAACCATTAATATTTAAATTACCAGCAAATGTGCCTGATGTATTTGCAAGAGCATTGTTTGCTTTAGTGAAAGCCGCCCATGCATGGTTGTTGGCTGTTGTAATATTGGTGTTCTGTGTAGTGTTGATAGTTTCAATAGAATTTAATCTAGTGTTTTGTGTAGCATCAACACCTTGTGTAATAATTGTATTTGCTTGTGCAGCCAAAGTGGCCGCAGCTGATGATGCGGCTGTATTTTGTGTTGTGCCATCAGCAAATTTGATAGGCATTTTTAAAGATAAACCAACACCATCTTCAATTCTTGCTACTTCATTGGCCTGTTTGTGGTCACCAGTAAAGAAAACTACATCTGTGTTTGCAATTGCCGTACCAATCCATAAATTACCTTGTTTTTCATTATCTGTACCATGCATATACAAATAACCATCGTTATTGGGTAAATCAAACGAAGGATCGGCATCCATGTTTGAACCTTGAACACCCAAATCCAAATAATTATTTGCATTATCACCATCATCTGATGTTATAACAATATCAGCAGAACCTTTTGAATTAATATTTTGAAAATTAACTTGTGAGAAAATTGCAGTGTTACTAATGAATTGTGCTACAGAATTAGGTAACAAAAGACCTGTATTTGAGGTACCAACATTTAAAATATTGTTGGCGTATAGTCCCTGAGCCAAAACTGTGGTAGAAAACTGTGAAGTTGTATTGCTAGTCTTATCTACCACCACAAATACTGTATTGGCGTTATTGGCCGACAGTGCGGCTAGACTAGGAAGTTCTGTTATTTTTACTGACGACATTTATTTCTTACCCCGCTAATATTGTAAATCCTGATTCCGTTAATAAGATTTTACCATTTTCTGTTAATAACTCTGGAAACACGTAAGGCTCCACAATACCATAGACTTTTACAAATTCTGTGTTTACACTCTTGTTGACCGTAATGAAACCATTCTGAATTGGTCCAAAAGAGTTGTTTGCAACTAGTATGTTTCCATTACTAAAGACTTGTTGAACGGTATAGTATGGACCGCCATTGAGTGATACAGTATCGTTGACAAAAATGATACTATTGGCTGGTGTAGGATCGACAAACTTACCGTCATATTGTCCTGTTACTGATGTTATATTTATCACATTTGAGGAGGCGTTTGCTGACCCGATTGCAACATTGGCAAACAAAACAAAGACATTATCTTGTGTATAAACTTGGTTGTTAGCCCAATCCACCTCTGTAATAGTTGAGTATGCTCGGAGATTATTGTTAGCCGTGAATTCAATGATATCATCAACAAATACTGTGTTGCCAATGTTTGCAGAAATAGTATTGACAAAACGAATAATGTTGGTACTAACTTGATTTGAAGCAGTATTAATTTCAACACGACCCAAGGCTGAAGGACCAGCAAACGTGTCCATATCAAAGCCTTCTTGATAAGAAGTTTCGGTCTGCATACTAAATCCGTTAGAACTCTTTAACAAGTAACGACCACGAAGGTTCATACCAGCTGGATGTAAAAGGTTCAACACCAAATCTTTGTATGTTTTTAATGCTCTCTCTACGGATAAAACATAGGTAAAGTTATTGTAATCTAAACTTTCTAACACAAGACCTAAAGAAGATAACTGTCCGTCATTGTTCAACCATTTACCTGTGCCAACAATTAGACCATCTAAAAACTGTGCATTAGCTCTTGCATTACCATCACCATAACGAATAATACTGGTGGGTTGACCAAAAGAATCTGTATAATAATTTTGTGGTTCTAAAGTCAATAAAGAAACTACATTTGAAACTTCTTGTTCTATTTTAATTGGTAATAAAGGATTATAGTTTCCTGAATAGTCATATGTTCTTAAACGATATATGTCCGCTTGTGTGTTAGCTGGGAATGATGTGGTTAGTTTTAAAATAGAATCGACATTTGCTTTGTATGTCGCCACATTGAATGTGTCACCTTGATATAAAACATCTCGACTCTTTGGAAAGTTTAAAGGTGAAACATTACTTACCGCCATGTCGGCCACTTTTAGATATACATTTGGTGCAGAAACATAATCTTCACCAGGATTAATAATCGTAATTGTTGTAATTGATCCTGTTCTATCTGTAGTTGGTGATAATATTGCACCGTCACCCATAACACCAGGTACAATCAATGAAGCACTTGTGCCTGTAGAACTCACGACATTTACACTAGGTAATGCTGTTAATGAATAAGACAAACCACCTAAAGGATAAGATTGTAGTGTATTCGAGTTCTGATAAACATACTTAACTGATATAATTGACCCTGCAGTATTTACAGTTACATTGGCATAAGCACCAAATCCTGCTCCGCCTGTAAAGACTACTGTATCGGTATTTGCATAGTTAACTCCACCATCTAAAATTTCTACTGGTTGTAATATACCAAGAAGTTTTAATGAATTTGTTCCAGTATCGGTTGTATATAAAGAATTGACATCAACACTTGGTGCAGAAGAATATCCACCACCTTGATTGGTAATATCTATTGATGCAACAGGTCCTGTTACAAATGACTGAAATGTTAAAGTATTTAAGAGTGTTGAATTGGTGTTGGATGCAACCGCAAAGTTTGTATAATTAATCACATTATTGGCATCACCAACAACCACATTGGCAACAATACCCAAAGTATTACTTGTAATTAAAGTAACATTGGCTAATTGTGTATCGTCAACTAGTGTAACCCGAGCAGCCGCACCTGAACCACCGCCACCTGAGAATGAAATTGATGAGTTAGGAAAAACACGATATCCATTTGAACCATCAGCAACGGCTAAACTTTGAATACTTCCTTTTGTGGTTTCTCCTACAATTGCTGTAGCCCCTACAGGATCATTTACGTCAGGATTTAAACCACCATCAACAATAACGGGGTCACCTGGATTGTAAAACAATCCTCTAAACCTTGGATTAATATTAATTTGAGAGATAACACCAACAACTTTACCTCTGAGTGTTGTGGCACCCGTTGGTATTTCTACACCTTGATTTTGTATGTAAATTTCACCATTGTAAAAATAAACATCTAAGTTTTCACTATCAACAACACGGACAAATTCACCAGACTGAAATAATCTTTGAATGTTTGAGATGAAAACTTCTGTTTTGTTTCCTGTTACAGCTGAGTAATCAACTGTAGCATATGATTTTGAAACTTCACCAAATAATTTAAGGTTGTTAATTGTCAACCATTCAGGGTCTAGTGTGTTTATTCGTAATGACTTTGAGATAATCCATTTACCATCTGAAGCCCGTAACACAGCATCAGATGTTTCAAAAATTTCAGCTTCAGAATCATACAAAGCTCTAAACAAAAACTGATACGACTTTTCTGTACCTTTAGCCAAATAAAAGTCTTTGGCTATCTTTAATAACTTACGTTTATCTGTGAGAGCATCTTCTGGTATATAAGGTAAAAAATCTCTTAAAAAATATGAAACAAAACCATCTAAGGTATTGTCAACGTCCATATAATTTAAAAGATTTTTTGCACCATAAGTGACACCTTCACCAGATGTATTGGCCACCTGTATTGAACCGTTTGCTGCAAATGCTGTTTCTAACCACTGGTAATAAGCTTCAAGAAACGTAACAAATGTGGAATAGTTGATATCGTCCCGAACAAATTCAGGAAGCTCTTGTGCTACCAATAGTGACGTTTTATAATTATTTGGTATCATTGATTAAACTTTAGCTACAATATTAACATTGACAGCATTTGGGTCTGTATTGTCTAATGTAATAATTTTATCTCTTGCAGATGAAATAATAGTTGTTGTTGGTACAGCTTGAACACTTAAAACACCTAAAGGGTTATTAATGTCTGACGGATTAAAGTCGGTTAATGTTACTATACCTTGTGTGTAGTCTACTGTACCTGCATTTGCATTAAGAATTTTCTTAACATTATTTTCAAAATAATAAGTTCTTAATGTTCCTTTATTACCAGCTAACACAGCACTGGCTGAAGCTAACGAGCCGTTACCATCAATTGATGTGATTTGCACGATTGCCTGTGTATAATTTACACCAGGATTAGTAACAGTAATGCTATTAACTTGACCATTGACAACTGTGGCGATTGCTGTTGCACCTTGACCATCACCCAATATTGTAACAGTTGGTGAAGATGTATAACCAAAACCAGGATTTAGTATTGATATTGATTCAACTGAAGTGGTTGATGATGGTGTTTCTTCTAAGTAAACTACATCACGAACTACGTTATTATTGTTCGTATCAATTACTTGAAATGTTGGTATTGCAGAGATACTCTTACCAAAAATATCTTTCTTCAATGATGTGCCAAAATTTAATGTATATGTTGTTGGTGTATTTAAGTTTGGCACTATTCTTTTTTGTAAAACAATTCCAGCATCATTAGTTATAAAAGATGGACTTACAGACTGTACCGTAGAAATCAATGTTGATAATTTAAATGTTGAATTGAATGTATTAAGTGTATCGGCTGCAAAATTCTGAATAGCAGACAATACTTGTGTCTGTAACTGAGAAGATGTTAATGTGGTTAATTTTGGATCGTATAGAATATTTGAATTAATAACCAAATAGGTGTAATCAACATCAATAATTCTTGGTTGTACCGTTAATACAGAAATTGGTTTGATAATTTCTTCTTCGATAATAGCTTTCTGAGATGGTGTTAATAAGAAACCACCACTTGGTTTGATTGCAACAAATACAGCACCATAAACTGGAGGGTCATTTTCTTCTCCACCCCATACGTTGACTGCATCAATTGGAAATACGCCAGCATTGTTTTGAATAAGATAGATGTAATCTTCTTTAGTGACAGCACGACCTTGTGCCGAATAAGATTTTGGTGCAGTATATTTGATAGACTCAATTGTTTCTTTTTCAGCACCTTGAGTTGCGGCTAAAACTGGTGTAATAACTGAACTAGAAAAACCAGAGATAGTGTCCATTAAAACAAAGTTATTGGCACCTGTTGCTGCTGTGCCTGAGGTGATAATATAAGAAACAGAAACAATGTTACCATCAACTAATGCCTTACCTAGTAATCCATCACCAAAATAGATTTGATAAGTTTCGTTATTTGATTCTTGTAAAAAGAAAGCTTTTGTGTTATTGTTTAAAGAGAGATAATCATCAACTAAAGTAAACACCTCAGAAAAACTGTTTGATGAACTCTGTTGAACAGTAACCGTAATTGTTGTCGTATCAATACTTGAATCAGGCAATTCAAAAATGGCAGTTGGATTGGCAGCCGAATCATAAGTGAATGTGAGCGATACTGGTTCACCTTGCTTGATTGTTACATTATCAAATGTAACTGTGTTATTGGCTAGATTTGTATTTTGTGTTACTGAATCTAAAGTGACAAATTTATAACTTACACCATCAATTGCCTCTGATAGAAAACTGGTGAATTTTGGCAGAGTTAATGAACTAACGTTTACATTGTTCATCACCAAATCAATTACAGCACGAGATGCTGATGCGGATTGTGGTGTGTAATTTAGTAGTTTGGCGTGAGAAACAACAGAGGCTCTTTGTAATGCTGAATCTAAAAACATTTCATTGGCTACCATATTAAGATAGTAAGCCTGATACTGTGTATTATAAGCCAGAACATCTAAGAGAGTTGAAAGTGCAGAACCTTCGTAATTGTAATCTTTTAACTCATTTTGAGATTGTAGAAATCGTTTTAAATTGGTTTTAATTAAATTAAAATCCAAATCGGTGATTTGAATATTAGAATTTTCGCCTGCCATTTTATCTGTTTCTCTCTAAAAGAACTGTTACTGTTGTTGGTAGTGTCGCATTTTCAATATAAAATTCTAAACTCACTTCATATGCATTTTTATCTGGTTGAGCATTCACCGTCACACTTTTCAATAGAGCTCTAGGCTCATAGTTATTAATCATATTTTCTATTTCAGTCTGCAAAGCTGCAGAAGATACTGGTGAAATTGGTTCAAACAATAGTGCATTGATATTAGAACCTATCTCTGGTTGAAATGGTCTTTCATAGTGATTCGTCAATAAAAGGTTACGAATTGAACGAATTACAGCCATTTCGTCATAGCTTAAAGCGACATCATTGGTCACCGGTTTACGGGTGAATGTGAAATCGATATCTGAGTATATTTTCTTTAAGGTTGCCATTCTTTATTTATTCTGCTCTAGGAGTAAAATTACTTTTTGGAATCTCAATTTACGTCAAAAAAATTCTTGGGCCGGAACGCAAAAATTTGAAATTTTCATTTATGTGTTTGCACTCAGGTTATTCACCAAAGTTGGTGTACCAATCAAATTCTTGACCAAATAGGTCTGTGTACCACCCATTGCATTAAATTGTTGTAAAAATGCAGTGTCCCTCATTACTTGCAAAGAATTCTGATAAAATGACCAGTCAGCCAATCTTCGTGTGCTAAGAACATTAGCAGTATTACTACAATACGAACTCACCGTATCAATAATGGTACTGGTATTTGATGTGGTTACATTGATTAAAGGTGCATAGGCACTTAATTGTATTGTATTTGCGTTTAGTATGTCTTGTATAAACAAACTGGTGAAACTACCCAAAATTGCATCTGTATTTTGTTGTGGTCCATCAGTCTTTGTTAAAATCATCATAGACTGTTGACCAATACCAAAAGCTGCATCATATGATGGAAATACAGCTGTATTTGATACTAATACCACACCAGAAATGTTGTCGGTGTGTGATTTAAAAGCATTCAGTTCAATAATTAAATTGATTGCCGAGGCTTCTAGTGTAGAAGCATTGATTGTATTTGCGTTGGCTGCAATCAATGTGGTACTAGAAATCATACTATTTACTGCATTGACAGTTGGATTTTGAAAATAGTCTGTTCTGACTGGTGAACCAGCCTCTAATGCACTTACTTGCCATTGTGCAAACTGTGGTGTGCTGTTTGCAATCAATGTTAGTGTATTTGAGGCGCCGGCAGACAAAGTGTCGGCTTCACCAAATCTGGTGGTATCAAAATTAAGTCCAAATCTATCAAAAACTGACATTATAATCTTTCATTAAGGAAGTGGCATTTGTTGTATGGGTGGTGATGTGGGAAAACCACGATTACCAATATGTTGGTGAGTATCGTAAATCATCCGAATCATTGGAGCACCACCTAATGGATCCATTAGGATACCACCATATGTAATGACTGTACCGATAACTGATGGTGCTGTCGCCATAACTGATGCGTTAACAACACCAGGAACCGTTGGAGTAGGCGGAGGAAATCCAGCGTTAATCCCGCCTAGCGTAGTGATTCCAGCTACAGGATTCGCTGATCCTGGAATACCGGCATGAATACCAGTACCAGCTGAAATGGCACCCGTTGAGTGTACCGAATCACCAGAAATACCACCATTTACTACCAAATCGGAGTTCACAATAAATGAATCACCGGCAAGTAATGTAAGTTGACCTGAAGTTGGGTTTAAAATACCAATATTCATATCACCAGCAGACGATATATTGGTTTCACCTTTAATCACTTGGTCATAGTTACCTTCAATTAATTGTTGAAAGTTACCTTTTATTCGTTGTATACAATTACCTTTGACTTCTAATACCGAATCACCTTCAATAGTGACGGTGCAGTAACCTTGTACCAATACTTTTTTGTTTGATACTGTAATTTCATATCCTTCACCAACAACCTTGTGAACTTCTGTGCCATCTGGTCGAACCTCTGTATATGTGCCAGAACGGTGTTGTGTGCGTATGCGTTCAGCACCAGGAGTATCATCAAACTCCTGAAAATGACCTGATTCGGTCTGCATTACATTGTTGTAAGGATATTTTGCGTTATAGGCTGACTCTGGTTCAGACCATGCAAACGTACCTTCTAAATTTGTATCTTCCATTATGCGGTTCCAAAAGTTTTAGACATATCAAAAGATGAATACAAACTAGATGCCAAATTGGCAGCCTGAGTATCTGTTAATGTTGTACCAGAAGGATTCATGATAGCACTAATTGTGGTCACTGGTAAAGATGTAACTTGTGTTGCTGTTGTTGTTGCTGTAGTCACCAATGTTTGTGTTGTTCTTAATAACGAACTGGCTTCTCCCAATACACTTTCACCATTATCTTCAGAACCAGTTGCATTTCTTACAACATCAGTAAATTGTGCTCTCAGTTCAGCATACAATTCTTGTAAACAGTTTACAAACAATGCCAATAATCTTTGAGGCAAGCTTAATATGTAGTTAATTAGCGCATTAATTTTTCTAACCACAACAACAAAAGCATCTAGAGCTTTTTGAACTTTTGCCAAAAATTTCGTAATATCATCTACGTATCGTTTTATTTTTTTAATTTGTTCAATCAAACCATTTGAACCAGGTGAAATGCCAAGAGCATCTATAATTTTTTTAATTACTTCACGGATGGTACGAATAGTGGGTTCAAATATTGCAGCTAATGATACATTTCGTTGCACAAATAGTGTTGTATCACAGGCGTGTGACCGATTATTATTTGATGCCGCAATACTGGTGTTCTGTATTAACCCAGCCGATAGTTGAGGTTGAGTTGGATTACCTGATTGTGGTGCATCACCGCTGTATGGTACCACAGGAGGATTTAATTCAATTGCACCAGAGAAAGTTACTTCAACTTCTGCTATTCGTGCTGGAGGATTAACATTTGCCATTATTTTTGAATTCCTGGTAAAACGCCTAACATTACAGGTGCTTGTCCTGATTCTCCATCCATAAAGAATCCAACTATCCAATCACCTAGTCTTGGTGCAGAAAATGTTTTTGAACCATTAATTGGGTAAACGGGTTGAGCCCAAGGCAAATCACTCGTTGGTAATTCACTTGCATTATCTGTGTGCCAGCCAAATATTCTTAATTGGCACCTGCCTAAACCCAATGGGTCTACTCGGTTTTCTACTACACCGATAAACCAAATAAATCCGTCTTTTCCTATAAAGTTTTGCATTATGCTTTAACTGCTCTTTCCCACTCATTTGAGAAATTATTAATTGAACTATACTTTTTAGTAGAACTATCTTTTGCAACTTCAACGACAGTTTGATAAACGTTTGGTTGTATGATATGTCTTACAGCTGTTACCAAATATTTACCTGAATAAAATTCATCTAATCCTTTAGATGTTGTTGTTGGTTTTAGTGTAAACAAATTAATACTAACTGTTCTACCAACACTTATACCTGGATCGCCAGGTATCGTCATTTTCATAACTGTATAGTTTGCCAAAGAAATCTGTGCTGTTCTATTTGGTACATAAGTTTCGATTGCAATGTTTTGTGCAATTGCATCAGGCACCTGTTTTATATATTGTGACCTTGGTTGCATAGAATTGCCAGTTGCAACTTTAAAACTTGCATCAGGTGAATTACTTTGTGTTAGACCTAATCTATTTCGTAATTCATTTGAAACAGGTCCAGAATTCAATTGTGCTGATTTATTCACACCATATGTGTAAGTGGTTGTATTTGCTGTTCTTGCTATTGTATCTAGTGATATTAACTTATTTGCAAATGTACCTTTACTAATACTATTCAACATATCATATGTTTTAACAAATTCATAACTTAAAATTGTGTTCATCTTTTCTTTGAACGGTTGTTCTTCAATACCAAGATTTTTCATTTGATATTTGTATGTACCATAAATTGGGTCTTTGAACATAGATTGTAGAGACCTAAAATTATACCCTTGATTATTTTGAAAAAATAACATGTCGGCAATTTGGTCATTAGAGTTTGAGGCTGCTGGTCGAGCATAATTTGATAACCAACTAATTGCTTCAAACGGTTTAAATCTAGGTACAATAAAGTCATAGATACCCATCGTTTCTTCAATACGATATATTTTTTGAGAATCAACAAATAAACCACCATTAGAATCGGTTAATATACCTCTGATTACATCTGATATTTTATTTCCAGCAACCGATTTACTAATTTTAGTTTGTTCAGATAAAATCAATTCTTCAGAACAAAAATACAATTTATAACTTTCAGTATTCATATTACCTGAAGGTTTTCTATTTTCAATCTTATAAACTCTCAGAGTTTGTTTGATATTGTT